ATGGCGGGCAAGACGAAAAACAGGAGGACCGGGGGATCCGGAAGCGTATTCCAGGACTCCAAAGGACGATGGCACTTCCGCAAGGACATGGGAACCGACCCGGCGACCGGACGCAGACGCCCGCCGATCGAAGCCACCGGCATGGTGAAAAGCGAGGCGCGCGCCCGTTTCCAGGCGAAGATAGCGGAATGGGAGCGGGACGGAAGACTGATCAGCAAGGACGGCCCGAAAACCGCGGACTACTTCGAACGGTGGATGGAGGAGCACAGGACCGCCGTCAACCCCACCACCTGGCGCAACGAATCCAGCTGGATGCGCACCATGAACGCGATCATCGGGAACATCCGCCTCAACCGGCTCACCGCCGACGACATCAACGGCATGTGCAGGAGACTGTGCCGCACACGCAAAAGCAAGACCGTCAACACCTATCTCGCAGTCCTCGGCGCCATGCTCCGAACCGCGAAACGGGACGGACTCATCGCCGACGACCCGATGGAAAACGTCGGACGAATGCCGGAGGACCGGTACGAACGCCCCATCCTCGACGTCGCCGACCCAGCGAAGGTCATCGAGGCCACGCTCGCTGAGCCCGATCCGGCGGTCGCCGTGTTCGACAGCCCGGACGAGCGTGAGAAGTGGGCACTCATGTTCGAACTCGCCTTCACCACGGGCATGCGGCCGGGGGAGAGGTATGGCCTGATGCCCTACCAGCTGGAACTGCATCATGGGATTCCCGTCATCAACGTGTGCCAGCAGGCCAAGCCGATACCAGCCGGCGCCACGATCCCGGACTGGATGGAAGCCGAGCATCTGGATGGGGCGATCTGGCTGACCAAACCGAAGACCGCCAAAGGCGTGCGGACGGTTCCCATTCCGCAGGGGCTTTGGGACCGGCTTTGGGTGCATATCGTCAAATGGGGCGTGCCGTCCCATGGATTGGTGTTCACCAATCTTTACGGCCGTCCGATCAGACGGGACAACGAGGAGAAGCGTTGGCGCCGCGCCCTGAAGATGGCGGGACTGCCGTACGTCGACATCTACAGCGCACGGCACTGGCTCGCCACCGAACTCGCCGCCGCCGGCGCGAGCGACGAGGAGCGCACCGCCATCATGGGCCACACCGACATCCACACCACCAGCGTGTACACGCATTGGAGGGAACGGCGGCTCGCCAAGACGCTCGACGCCGCCCTGCCAGACCTCCGCGACGGCCAGTGACGGACGGCGACGGCTTTTCCGCAACACGAAAGAGTATTGACACACCCCGCGCTCGCCGGTAGATTGAAAACAGCAGCGAGGAGGTGTGTGAGGTATGTCCGAAGCAAAAAGAAGCAGTCTGCCGGGAACGGGGATAGACCCGGAGCTGATAGCCAACAGCATCCTTCGCCGCGCCTTCAAAGAGAAGATCGCCGTGAGCCCGATGAAACTGCAGAAGCTCATGTTCTTCATCACATGCCTGTACCAGCGCAATACCGGCCACAGGCTCCTCACCGAATCGTTCCAGCCGTGGCAGTACGGTCCGGTATGCGGAGCAGTGTACGGGGAATTCAAATCGTTCGGCGGAAACCCGATCACCGAATATGCGAAGGACGCCATGGGCAACGCGTACGCGGCGGACGAATCATCAAGCCCCGAACTAAAAAAAGCCATCGACACGGTATGGGACCACATGAAGAATCTACCCGCCGTCACGCTTTCCAGAATCACCCATCTTTCAGGGTCGGCATGGAGCAAAGCGGTAGAGAGCAAGAGCCGATTCGTAGGTAATGCCGACATGGCCGAGGACCACACGTTCGACGCTTACCTGAAAGTGTGAACGAAAAATGGTGGAGGATGGCACCAATCGCATACCCGACGATGCCGACGAGGACATACCCATGCCACTGTCGGAATCAACCGACGCGAACGCCGCGGCAAACGAATCGCTCCCAGCACGTGAAAAAATAGATACGGAACAGCAACATAAGTTCTCCGTCGAAAACTTCAAAAACAATGTGGCTTCTCAGTTCCTTAACGTATGCCTTCTCGGACTACTCATCCTGGCAATCCTCGATTTTTTCAAAGGCAACGGAGACGCACTGTCCAATGGTGTGGAAGCGTTGAAAACACTCGCCATGGTAGCCGTCGGCTTCCTGTTCGGCAGCTCGGCAAGAAGCGGCTCATGACATTATGCCAAACCCCGGCGCTCGCGGTATGCGGGCGGCCGGGGTCTAGATTTATTTGGGGTATGTGAAATTACTGGTTGAAGGTTGTTAAATTGCTGGTTGGAGGTCGGGAAGAGCATTGGGTATCTTCAACCTTGGATTTAACAAACAAATCTATTAGAGATTCAACCCGATATTTAACAAATATGTTCTCTATTTCGAAGCGGTCGAAAATCGGTGACGCCAATCCTATCGAACCCCTTTTTGCTCGAGTATTCTCGATTCCTCTCAGGGCATTCCTTCACGAATCTGGCGACACCTTTCGCCATCCGCGATATCAACCCTTCAAGGCTGACGACGCAGTCGTAGGAGCAATTCTCGAGCTGCTCCATCCCGTTCGCCGTATGCCCGAATTGCGCAACGAGCTTGTCTGCTCCGAACCCTGCGGACACGCCGATGACCCGATAAGGGCTGTAAGCAGAGCCTTTGCCGTCGATAGAGGAAGAACCTGCATGAACGACCGCGCAGCGAAGCTGGTAGAGATCCGAGGCCGTGAAGATGCCGTTCGATAGAATCTCGTCGAACCCGCGCTCGACATCTGCCTCAGATTTCAAATCATTCCTCTCGTCGTCCATTCTCTTGCCGTCGTTTTCTAGATGCAAGTACTCCGCCGCCCATGTCCGGTAATCCGTGCCGTCTATGCGGGAGCAGACGTCGGGAACCGTCACTACGAGCGTTAAGGCGGCAAGTACCAGCCCGTCGTCGTAAGCCATCTCGCATTCTCTCATGAGGTTCACCGGAGTTCTCGGGACGACGGTCGGCAGGCCGAAGGCGTTCTCTCGGCTTTGGAGCCCAGGAGAAGGTTTCGGGCACCAGCAGTCGATCGCGTCGGCTTCCTCGCTCATTCGAGCACCTCCCCAGTGTCGGCGTCGTCCCACATGGCGGCCTTCTTGCGGGCGAGCACCTTGTCGCGGGTGGGCTCGAGCGCACACTCGAATCGGCGCAGCACCGCAAAGGGAAGGATGAGCTTGTTGTAATCGGCGGGACGGATGACGTCGCGGACGTAGTCGGCTATGGACCAGATGTCGTTGACGTAGTCGAAGGCCTTCTTCTCGGCAGCCATGGCGGACCTTTCGGTTGGTTGTCTTTCCAACCCACTTATTTTACATACCCTTTATTTGGCTATGTTGTGCGCGGTGTAGTATTCGAAAGCGGAGTCGAACGATTCGGTGAACATGCGTCGTAGAATCTCGATTGCGTCGACGTATGCGGTGCGGGAGGATACGCGAGATGTGCTCCAGAACAAGGCTCGGTACACGCATGCCTTCCGTGTCTCGAAGTTCTCTTTGTCTAGGGTGTATTCGTCTCCGAAATATTTCGAGAAAGCCACTTGATCGGAGTCGCTGGTGTTGAACGCGGCAAGCTTTGACGACAATTCGCAGACGGCCTGCAATCTGGAGAATGCATCTGTTGTGGAGAAGTATCCGGGAGCATGCAGCGCCAATCCAAAGACGAGTTTGAGCATGCGTTTGGACGATCTGATCTTCTGCACTGCGCCAGGCAGTTGAGAGATCGCGATGATTCCGGAGTTCAGATTGTTGATATGCGCAATCTGGGTTTCGGTGAGGTCCGGCATGTTCTCTACGAAGGAGATTACAGTTTTGTCACTGGCATTGAGCTGGATCTTGTCGAACCATGCGCCAAGGACGGAATAGTAGATTTTCTCCAGTTCCGCACGTTTGAAACTCGAGCATCCCGTCCGCGCAAGGAACGCCTCGGCTGGAATCCGGTCGAAGTATGTGCTCATCGGATTGTCCGGAAGCGCGTTGATGATTTCCCCGGCACGCAGCTTCTCCTGATTCTGCAGGACCTTGAAATAGTTGCGGATCTGTGCGGGGTCAGCGGCTTGCATTGTGTACACGGGAATGTTGTATGCGTTGAAGTTCATCTGGATGCTGCTTGGCAGGTCGGAGAATGCCAGACGTTTCGCCCTGTGCATGCGAGCGAGCCCGTCGGGGTCGGAGTCTCCGACGATGCGGTCGATGATTTCCTTGGCCTGGTCCGATGTCTTTTTGCTGAGCTGGAACCAGTCATCGTAGCTGTCGAGCCATTGTCCGACGTTGCCGCCCTCCATAAAACGGAAGATGGTGGTGAGGCGTTGCTTGCCATCCACGAGTTCCTGTTTGGCATTGCGCTGGTTAGGCTGGTTGAGGTAGTTGATGACGATGTTGCCGATTGGGTAGTTCAGGATGATGCTGAGGATGAGCTGGTCCTTGTACTCGTTCGACCAGATGTATCCTCGCTGGTAGTCGGGTGACAGGTCGAGGCCGTTAGCCCTGACGTTTTTGATGGATGCGATGAGGGAGATGATCGGCATCGATGACGGGGTGATATTCAACTTTTGGAAGACCACGTGCCGTTTGCGGGAATTGTAAGGAGTTTCGTTCATATTTATGACTATAACACATTGCTTAGAATCTAAGCTATAAAAACTTTTAGATTCTAAGGATTGATAGCTGGAAACATTGAAAATACGGCGATAAGGACTACTGTGTGTAAGCACATGAAATATGTAGAATCTCTAACGTTCCGGCATTCGTAATATACGAGTGCCGGGGATTTCTTCACTGCACGCACACGCCGGAATCGTACAGCAGCTGCCGGTAGTCGTTCAACACCTGGATGGTGACGCCCAATTCCACTGCCATCATCCACGTATTGCCCTCGTACACCGTTTCGGCCATGCCGTAATCCACCGGCGATATCAACGCCAGCGCGGTCTCCCTGCGGCAACGGCGCTCGCATTTGATTCCGTATTGGCTGCCGCATCCTGGGTCGTGGTGTCTGGCGTGTATGAGCTCGTGGCACAATGTGCAGCGGCGCTGGCGCTGGTTGAGCCAGTCGGCCAGCAGGATGAGCCTGTGCCGGTCGTCGTACAGGCCGCATATGTCGCGTGGGAGGTCGCGCGATATGATTGACAGTCCCATGGATTCCGCGCTCCGATGAAGGTCCGCAACGGTCTTGTTATCCACATTCCTCTCTTCCGAAAGTATTGTTTTTCGAGAAGTACTTTTTTGCTGTTTGTCAAGTTCTGTTTGACAGTTGGAGTGTCGTATGTGATATTTGAATCAGCTCATCTACCAAGTTGTAGAAGGAGTCTCCGGGGTCGCTGCGGCGGCCCTTGCTTTTTATTGAATGCAATTCCCGTCCAGGCTTGACTGATCGTATTCTTTCAGCAGTTTGTTGAAGCTGTGGTCATGATCGACGTAGTAGGCGGTGACCAGCATGCAGTAGCCTTTTTCCTTATGCGGTTCCAATACGACTAGATACCGTTCTGGTTCAATGAGGATATACAGCCTATCGCGGCCATGCTTATGCTTCCTCCAGATTAATGGCGCATCGCATGTTTCATAATGGCATTGCGGGCAATCCTTTGCGTCGTCAATCGTCTTTCGCGGAAACCTGATTCGTTCGCATCTACGCAGATCAACGTTCCTGTCACCGGTCGCGTGGTCTTCGACGCTTGTGATGTGGAAGAACCCGGCCCATTTTCCGTCGGTCTCCTCTCTCTGGCGGCGCACGGAGACCCTCAGACCGTCGAATGATGGGTGTGAATCTATGAAGTCCTGCCTGAAGATTGCGTAAATCCTATCCTCGTATACGGCGAAGTCTTCTATCGGGGATTTGGGCACGAGCTCCGGTATCCAATGCGGTGTCATGCGTTCCGTCCTTCCCAGACGAAGATGTTGAACTTTCGCGTGCCCAGGGTTGTTGACTGGGTGAGACGGAGCTTTGATTTCATGCGTATGTAGTCGATGATTTCAGCTTTCGCGCCCGATGGTTGGGGGATGGTCGTCCGGTTCGCCCTGCAGACGGCCCCGTTGATCACATCGGTGATCTGCATCATCTGCACTTCGTCCGAACGGATCGGCTGCACTTTCTTGATGCACTCGTGGTTGAAGTCGTAGTGGCTGTTCGCCAGCACTTCCTCAAGTTTCTCGGTACGTTGCGCGGAATGCGTGTCCTTGATGTCCACGTACACGTTGTAGGTGTTCGTGGAGTCGAACAGCCTGTTCAACATGGTGAAATACATCTTGTAATACCAGTCGTTGTGCGACTGTGACCATGCCTCATGGTTCAGGCGCGTCTTCTTGGCCACCAGAACGCGGAACCTCATGTCGTCATCCAGGAAGAAGCAGTTCAGTAGGTCCTTGTAAAGGTCGATTTTCGGCATGCTGGCCTTCGTCCACTTCACTTCCGTACGTGCCTTGACGCCGTAACGTGCCTTGATCTGGAGGATGTTTTCCGTGATCTCCTGCTTTTTATCCTTGGGAATGATGAGGGCTCCAAGGACCATGACATCGCTGTCGTCATGTTCCAGATGACAGCTCTCGTCACAATACAGGTTGTATTCGGTCATTCGTGTTCCTTTCAATCCATCAATCGTCAGGCGTCTCGGCTTCGAGGCGTGCGTTCGGATCCCTGTTGGCGGCCACGTCATAGTCTTCGGGATGCGCGGCGATACGGTCGATGAGATCATCGGTGAGCTGGGATTGGCGCTCGCGGGCTTCGTAGACACGGGCGGCTTCGATGATCTCGCGCAGTGTGGCGACTGGGTCCACCTCGCAGGCCTGGCAGAGTAGTAAAAACTCTGAGAGCTTGATTGGTGCCTTTCTGCCCTTTTCAATGTCACTGATTCTGACATGACTCACGGCATTGTTCATCATGTCGGAAATTGTTCGATATGAATATCCAGAATCGGCAATGATCTTCGCTGCTGCTTGCTGGGAGGCGTAATCAAACGCCGTCCATTCGTACTTCGTAGCCATGTGCACAACGTTAGCACATGTTGACACGCCGCACTTGCGTAAGTTGTAAGCACGAGCTAACATTAGTCTCATCAAGTAAGCAGGTGCTTACAGATGGAGGTGAAAAACAATGACGATTGACAAGAAGGTCGATTGCATCAAGCTCGCAAAAGAAGTTGTCCGTCAGACAAGGAACGACGTTCTGATTAGCAAAACGCAGATGACTGACATTGCCGCTCGATGCAACCGAAATCGGACAACCGTCAGCCGCGCTCTTGATGCAGAGGACATGACGCTGAGCATGTGGTTCGCATCCGTGTCGGAAAGCCAAATCGACCCACTGGAGCTCATTGCTGAAAAAATCCGTGAGCAGTCGGCGCTCGCCGACGGAAGCAATCGAAAGGAAGGTGTTCTCACATGGAAACGATAACGACCTGGTTCTCCATCGCCTGCGCGGTGGTGAGCGTCATCACGATCTTCATCAATCTGTGGCTCAACAGCTAACGACGCAACAGAAAACGAGCCACGCGTTCTCTTCTAGTGGATTGGACAAAACCATGTATCTCGAGTTCATTAATAGCCGGTTTGCCGGCATCATATTCATCCTTGGACACCTTACGTGGTTTGCCGAGTGGGATGAGACGGTCAACGAGACGTTGCCCGTCAACGACGTCCCACCGGAAATCCTGCTTGAGGTATTGAGGCTTACGGGTCGGCGAATCCATCCAGTAGACACGGAACCAACAGCTTTTTGCCGGGGTGACGCCCTCCATGAACAGTTTGGATTCCGGATCATCGAGCAATGCGTAGACGGCTCCACGCGGTTCCACGAACGCGAATTCGGTGCCGATGTCTTTTGCCTGGCCATGTGGCGTGTCCAGGTATTGGATCGCCTGTACCGAGCAGTCCAAGGCGAACAATTTGACTCCAGCCGCCTGCATCTCACCGTTGTTCGTCAACGCAAACATGTGACCGATCCCATCGGATTTCGCAAGATCGTCATCCGCGTCCTTCAGGAACCGGTTGAAATCAATGCGTTCTTCCTTGCCATGTACGGGGATGCAAATCCAATGCGCGGCCGGCCTACGCTGCCAATTGCGGAACGTAATCCACACGTTGACGGCCACTGCCAGAAAAGACAAGGCAGGGGACAACAACGATACCCACAAGGGACTGGCGCTCATAAATCACTCCTCAATCAGTGGAACACGGTCAACGTGCACAAAGATACAGCAGCAACGCGTCATGGGAATGCATGACCACCAATGAAAACGATTCTAAGGAGGATCCGAAATGAGGAAGATGAAGAGGTCCGATGTCCGCGAATGGATTCCAGGTGAACCTCTCGAACGGGTCGACTTCGGCAACGGCTGCACCGGAATGAGCAAGAGCATTCCCAGAGAACCCGGTCAGGTGGGCGATTTCAAGCGTCTCCTCTGGAAATGTCGCGCCATCGAAGCCGACGGAGGACCATGTCTTGATGTGCTCCCGTCCAAATATTGGATTGACGACGTGAAGCAGGGCGACTACTTCGATGTGGTCACCGACGGATCAAGTTACGGCCCATGCAGCTTCGGTGGTGCGTGGACTTATCTCGCTGGCGTTGATACGGGATGGCATCTCGCGCGAAGGAAACGTCATTCCGGCTTATACGCCACTTTGCGCACCTTGTGCAACGGCATATTAGGCTCGTCGGCCCATCGCCGCGAGAGCGCGACCGATGCAGAACCGTTGGTTACGGCCTCGAAGCCCTCTCGCGAATCTGCTGAACACTCTTCGAGCTGCGGTTCCACGCCTCCTTCTTTATCTCGGTCAGAGATACACGAATCTTATGACTGCGCGACATGCGGGACGACCGCCACTCAATCTCGAAATCATCGGGAAGCAGCAGCACCGCATTCTTGCCGGTGAATCCGGTATGGCAGATCTGATTCGGTCTCAACTGCTTGGCCAACAGCGGCGTATAGGGGCTTGTTCCGAACGTTGCCTGAGGGGGGGATTCGGACGTCATACATCGTCAGAGGCCCAACAAGCCGGAAATACACGATGCTGTTCGACGTGGAATCAAGAAAAGGCTCCAGATCGGTTTTGGCCAAATCGTCCCTACGGCGAATGGAGTGGATTTGAAACTGCTGCAGAACGTTCCACGCCAAAGACGCCCCGGCAATGATGGTCGAAGCCCAGCCTGCCGGATCCTCAAGAAAACTACTCACAAACTCGATTCTAGGGAGAACCCAATGAATAACGAAATCCAGAAGTTCGATTTCAAGGCCGCGGTATTGCGCACCTTGACCGATGAGGAGGGGGAGCCGTGGTTCGTCGCCAAGGATGTCTGCGACATCCTCGGCATGAGCAATCCATCGATGGCGGTTATCGCTCTTGATAAAGATGAAGTCGCTCAGATTGACCCTAAGGATTACTTAGGGTCAGAAAATCGAAGCAATCAAGCGGTCAACATCGTCTCCGAGCCTGGCCTGTACAAGCTCATCATGCGCTCGCGGAAGCCGGAGGCGAAGGAATTCCAACGCTGGGTGACGCATGAGGTACTGCCCCAGATCCGCAAGACCGGCGGCTACATCCCGACGTCCGAGTCGGATTCGGATGAGGACATCATGGCCAGGGCCGTGCTCGTCGCGCAGAAGACCATCGAACGCAAAAACCAGCAGCTTCAAGCCAAGGACGCGCAAATCAAGGTGTTGGAGCCGAAAGCGAGGTTCGCGGACGCCGTGGCCGCGTCCGACGGCACGTGCCTGGTCGGCGAGCTCGCGAAGATGCTCCGGCAGAACGGGATGGACATCGGCCAGAACAGACTGTCTTCTTCAGGCCGACGGGTATCTCGGCAAATCCGGCTCCAACCGCAACGTGCCAACACAGCGTGCGATGGACTTGGGATTGTTCCGTATCAAGGAGACCACCGTCACCCATGCGGACGGGCATACCACGGTCAGTCGCACTCCGAAGGTCACGGGCAAGGGGCAGCGCTATTTCATCGATCGGTACCGGGGTCGCACCCAGCCGTCGTTGGAAGCGGGTGCGTGATGAGCGTCAGTCAATTCGCATGCCTATCGGGTCAGCTGCTGTGCGTGATCGTGTTGCTTTGCGCGATTCTCTTGAAACTTCTGACCGTGGTCAAGGTGCTTCATGACATTCTCTGTGCGATTCGTTCAGCCCAGACGCAGATCGAACTTAGTCCCCTTGCGAGAAATCGTGGGGAATTTTGGACAAGGGCCAGGTCTTTGTTTTCCCGTGGCCGATGAACGGCTGCTGCCGCCAGGTGATCGTCACCGAAGCGCCTTCGGGAGGTGTGTAATGCAGGTACTTATGGCCATTTTCCTCGGTCTCCGATTCCTTCACCTTGATTCGCGCGTACACGCAGCCGCCAGTGGCGACAAGAGAGTTGAAGCCTTTCCGCCGTGATCCATAAGGGGTTTCGGGACTGTGGGTGGCCGTTGCATGCACGTCGGTGGCGGCTCCGTTGCCCACATTGACGATCTTGACCAGAAGGCACGGAGGATTTCCGTATCCGCATTCGACCACATAGGGCTGCCACTTCGGCCTACTTCGATATGCGAAGTTCCAAGCCATAGCTCCTCCGGTAAACAACGCGGTCAAGCTTTCCAAACCATAACTGATCCAATCCATAATTCTTCTCCTAACTGTTCGGCCCGCACGTCGGAAATGCGGGATGACACCGATTTTAGGAGAGGGCCGGGCGGTCCTCCTAACGCCGCCCGGCATCACACACGCAAAGGAGGCGCGTGATGGTTTTGCAGAACGAGCTCAAGGATGCGAGCCGTATCCCGTTGAAGGACAGGCTCGCATGGACCATCCCGCAGGCCGCGAGCCTGTACGGGATCGACTACGACGGCCTCCGACAGGCTGTCAACCAGGGCGACATAGACACGTTTCGTCCGCCAAGCAAACGAGGAACGCCTTCCCGCCGTCACATCAGACGCGAGGAAATGGACCGATACGTCAAATCGTTGGAGGAGTAAGCATGAACGACATTCGCAAGGAGCTGTGATGGCACTCAGGAGAATCGACGTGGAAACGCTGCTGACACCACCCAAGCCGCCGAAGGACATGGTGATCATGTTCGGCTTGACCGGCTACGCGATTCGCGTCACGGGCAAGGGCGCCAGCCTCATGGAACTCGACGTCGACGGAAGCCGCGAGCTGGCGAGCATCGGAAAAGACCAGGCAAGGACATTCATTCAAAAAATCGGAGGCGCAAGATGACGGACAACGATTATCGCATCGAGGACAGGTTCGAAAAGGGGAGGCCGAACTACACGCTGCGTCGTGTGAAGTTCACGGCCGCCGTGGTCGGCCTGGTCGTGAGCGTGACGCTCATGCTCACCTGGCATGGCGGCGGCCTGACGGGCGCGCTTGTGGTGGAGGGCGTGTATCTGGCCACGGTCCTGTGGCTGACGGTCAGGTTCGCTCCGCGCGATGACGTGGAGGACGACGTCTGACCGTATCCGCCGGCGTACAAGGACGCGGACGGATGGCGGAGGCGTGTGTCCTTTCATCTCACATTGCATTTCACGCATTCACTCTCACGTCTTCCGCCGTCACGCCGTCCGCTGCGGGTTCGAATCCCGCCGCCGGCGCTTGGCCGGACCGTCAACACCGCTCGCATCCCCGCTTCGTTCAGCTTTCTTGAGGGGTGTGGGAACGATGGGCGCGATTATTTGCTGTCATGGCGCCCAGCGGTCCGGCTCATATCAATCAATCAAGGTCAAGGGAGGAACCGATGAAGGAGATTCTGCCGCATTGGCATTTCAGTCCGAACTCTCCGGTCAAGGACGTCGACGAGAAGAGGATGACGCGTGGCGACAGGGCTGTGGCGGAGGCGTGCCGTCGTGCGATGGAGGGTGAGGCGTGGAAGGAGCTGGTGATCCTCGAATCGTTGGGCGTGCGTTTCAACGGACTGGTGGGCCGGTTCGTGTCCGAGGTGGCGTCTCCGGTGTTGGAAGTGATGCCTGGCGACGCTTTCCATCAGGGAGCGGTTGCGCAGTTGACGCACATGGTGAAGACCAAGGATGGTGGCGAGACCATCCGCATCATCAAGACTCTCGCCGTGAAAGGTAGGTTCTAATGGCTGGCGAAACGATTATTACCGTGGTGGGCAACCTCACGGCTGATCCCGAAATCCGTACGGTTGGCAACGGCTCGTCCGTGGCCAGCTTCACGATTGCCTCCACTCCGCGCACCTGGAACCGTAATACGGGCCAGTTTGAAGATGGTCAGGCTTTGTTCATGCGCTGCTCCGCGTGGCGCGACATGGCCGAACATTGCGCGCAAAGCCTGGCAAAAGGCATGCGTGTGATTGCGCAGGGCCGACTTCAGCAGCGGTCCTATCAGGCGCAGGACGGTTCCCAGCGAACTGTATTCGAATTGCAGGTGGATGAGATCGGCCCTTCCTTGCGGTATGCGACGGCGCAGGTGGCCAAGGCGCAGCGGGGTACGGCTGGAGCGTATGGCAATCCGGCTTCCATGCCGGCGGGCTATACGGGCGGAGCCACCGCTTCGTTGCCTCCGTCGGACCCGTGGGGTCAGCCACAGGACAAATCGGCATCGTTCGGTGATTTCGGCAAGCCGGAATCCGAACCGGATTTCTAAGGACGAATCATGAGCATCCAAGCGTTGACATGGGTTATCTACGGTGTAGCGCCGGACATCAAGCACGCGGATTTCCGCACGCTTCTTGTGTTGGCCGACCATGCCGACCCTCAAGGCATGGGAGCGTATCCGAGCAGGAGCACGATCAGTCGGTTGACCGGATACAGCGTACGTACGGTCTCCTACGCGTTGAAGAGTCTCGAATCCTCCGGACTGATCAGCAGGGGAGACCAGCGCATCGTGTCCGGCCTCGGCGGATACAAGCCGACCGTCTGGAACCTCAACATGAGCAGAGGTGCAAAAACTGCACCTCTCAAAAACGCCGAAACACCAGTGCAACACGACTGCACACCAGCAGTGCAAACAGACTGCACACCAGCAGTGCAAGCAGGGGTGCAAAAAACACGGACAGGTGTGCAAACAGGTGTGCAACATGATTGCACAAGAACCATATCTAAGGAAGAACCGTATATAGAACCTAGAGAGAGTAACGCGCGCGCGAGAAAACAAATCCCAATACCAGCCGACTGGAAACCTTCTGAAGAACACCAGGCGCTCGCCGACAGGCTCGGCATCGACTGCGACATCGAAGCGGGGAAGTTCAAGGACAGGGCACTCGACACCGGCGCCACATCGGCCGACTGGGACGCGAAATTCCGCATCTGGCTCATACGCGGCCACGAACTCGGATACACCACCGTCAAAAACCAGCAATCAGCGAGGAAGTACACGTGGGCGAGCGACGAAGTGAAACGCGTCATCGGCACCGACCTCGAAGGCACCGACGACTACATGGAGCTCGCGTGCAAGGTCGCGGACCTGCTCAACCAGGGCGTGGACCCGGACATGCTGCGCCGTCAGCTCGCGAACGTGCCCGACACCGCGTGGGTCGAACAATTGTTCGAACAGGAGGCGGCGGCATGAACGCCATGATCATCGCACACATGGCCGGCATCCTCACCTCGGCCATCCAAGCCGCCGACCGATTGGAACTCGACGCGCTCAAAGGCCCAGCGCTCGCCGATATGGACCTTGACCGCATCCGCGATATCAAACGCGACTGCTCGACATGCATCAACCTGCTCGACCAGCTCAGAAGGGAGCGACGATGAGCGACCGGCAATTCCGGGAATCGAAACGCATCGCGCTCGCACGCCAGGGTTGGCATTGCCTTCGCTGCGGACGCAACCTGCACGACCCGAGTGCCTGGCCGGGCAGAAGCGGCCACCACCGGCAGTTGCGCCGTCGGGCCGACCCGACCGTGCGTGACCTGCCGTGCAACATCGTCGAACTGTGCGGTTCCGGCACGACCGGATGTCATGGTTGGACGCACGCGCATCCGGCCGAGGCGGAACGGTTCGGCTACATCATCCCGAGCTGGCGTGATCCGCTCAGCGTGCCGATACGCGACTGGAACGGCGACTGGTGGTGGCTGCTGGATGACGGCACGGCGCAACGGCTCACGCAAATCGAAATCATCGAATGGCAAAGCACTTGGAAGGAACAATCATGAGGAAACAGGACAAAGACCGGAACGTGAAGCCGGAGGCGCTGCTCTGGCTCGACTTCGAAACGACCGGCACGGACAGGAATGACAGCCTGCCGTTGGAGGTCGGCATGGAATGCACCGACGTGCTGGGCGAACATTCGTTCGGATCCCTGCACCGCATCATCAGACCGTACGATCTCGACCTGTTGGACATGAGCCCGATAGCGTTCTCCATGCATACGGACAACGGTCTCCTGTTCGAACTGCTGAACGGTTCCGACAGGAACGACTGCGTGGAAGCGGTCGCGAATGCCGTGGAGGAGTATCTCGAATCCCTGTCGCAACGCTTCACGCTGGTTCCGGCGGGAACGAACGTGGACTTCGACATCGACTTCCTGAAACGTCTCGATATGAACCCGGATAGGTGGCTGTCCTTCCGCAAGTTCGACCTGACCACGTTCCGCCGCTACCTCACGTTCCTGGACTGTCCCGAAGACCCGTACGGGACGCATGCCGGCACGCACAGGGTGCGCGACTGCATCCGACGCGACATCAACGACTACAAGTGGTACCGCAAGCTCCTGAAGGGAGCATGGTGATGACAGCGGTCTCCATGATGCTCCTGTGCGCGGCCGTCCTGGTCGCTTGGATCGGAGGCCGGCCATGACGGTCCAGACGCATATGGCGTGGCAGTACCGGAATCCCGCCGACCTAATCGGCTGTCGATGCATCGCGCTCACCGGCATGGATGTCACGTTGGACGGCCCATTGGATCTGATCCGGTTGAGTCCGGTCCACGCGGTCCTGAAATACCGGGGCATAGGACTGCACGTCATCGACTGCGACCTGCGCCACCATACGAACAAAACCTCGGACGGCATCCGCGCCGTCGTCATCACGGAAGGCAAACCATGAAAAACATCACATCGCATGTCAGGAAATGGCATAGGACCAGTCCATGCCCCTACTGCGGCACGAGGAAGCCAAGCATCGAACCATACGCCAGCATCATCGTAACCATGGCGCATTACGTATGGATAGCCAAATGCCGCGGATGTCCGAACGCCATCTGGATCAAAACACCGGACGACAGCATCAAAACCGCGATCCGCGGATGGAACAGATACGCCAACGGCGAATGGCGCAAACACTAGGAGGAAACGAAATGAGAAAGACAACACGCATCACACTTGCCATCACCGTCATATGCATGGCGCTCGCAGGATGCGGCAGTGCATCCAAGACGTCGACCCCGGCCCACGCCATCGCCGCCACCGGCACCACATGCTCCAAAAGGTCCAGCGACGACATCAAGGAATGCATCGTCACACTGTCCGACACGAGGCAAGTGGACTGCGTCGTCTACTCGGGCTACCAGAGGGGCGGCCTGTCATGCGACTGGAGCCATGTGAGCGGCGCGGACAAGGAGCTGGAGCGATGAGCTACCAGGAAATCTATGAGCGGTACGTCATCTGCGACGAGTGCCACACAAGACTTTTCGCCGGTGATGCGGCCGAAGAGGACTCCGACGACATAGCCGCCGACCACGGCTGGCAATGTGACGAGGTCTCAGGCAGGCACTACTGCCCTTCCCACTGGCATTTCGAATGTCATGACTGCCAGGCCGCCGATAGTGGCGCGCCTGACGAACTCGAACAGCAGGGACGGCGTATCGATCGCGACTATCCGTGGGACAGCCTCTGTCCGAACCACCATCATCTCTCATGCCGCGAATGCCTCAAGTCGGAAATCGGACCATTGCACCGGCTCGAATACGAGGGATGGCAGACCAACTCCACCGACCCCAACGACAGCCTCTGCCCGGAATGCGCCAAAACAAAGAAGGAAACGAAATGAAAGTGAAGAAACCACTCATGGACATGATCATCAAGTGGCATCAAGCCGGCTATGCACTCGACGAAATCGCGCCACTCGTGCCGCAAGTCCCCAAAGAGGAAATCAAAGCGATCATCCAACAACACCACGAATAACAAAGAACCCGACCTTCCGGCCGGGCTCCTGACACCACCAGAAGACTACCACGCCGGAGGGAATCGAACAAATGAACGAACAAAACAACGAATCCCAACCAACCACCACCAACACCACAACAAACACCAGCCAAACAACACCAGCGCTCATCGGCGTGTGCCTCGTCTGCGGCGGAGAATGCGCTGTCGGCGACACCATGTGCGCGAGATGCTATGGGCTGATGCGCGGCTGGCTGCGGGAATATCCATCATGGTTGGATTCGCTGCATGAGTTCCTGGACTCGACCGCGCACTACGGAGGCCGCCAGCCTGGACACGTCAACCTTCCAGCCGCGCCGACGCCAATCCGATTGCCGGTGCTCGACCACATGCAGGAGGTCGGGGACATGGCGGTCGCATTGTGGCGCAGACTGTACGCGCCATCGGCGATGCCATGGGCGAACGGCCGGATCCACCCGTCCCTGCTGGAATGTTTGAGCGTCTGCGCCGCATGTCCACGGTTGAACCGGCTTCCGGACATCGACATCATCTGGCACGACTGGGAATCATCGGTGCGCAAGACCTTGTCCATCATCGACGTGCCGCCTTCCAAGCACGGCATCGGCAGATGCCCGAACCCATTGTGCGGTGTCGAACTGTCGGCGCCCATCGACGCGGTCGAGGTCACCTGCCCCGTATGCGGCGGCACTTACCGCGTGGTGGACGTGCGGCTCGGCTTCCTGAAGGAGTGCATCGCATCCGGCAAAGCGTTCACGGCAGGGGAATGCGCCGAACTCCTGCGCGAATGCGGGTTCCAATGCGGCGTGAGCACGATCTACTCGTGGCGCAGTCGCGGCAGGATCCAACCGGCCGGCAGGAACGGGAAGGGACAGCCGCTCTACCGTCTCGCCGACGTGCACGGGCAGCTTTCCCGACGCGACTCGATTTGACGTTTCTCGAAGTGCAAGGCATAATTGTCAGTGGATTAGAGGGTTCAAACCGAAGACATACGGTTTGAACCCTTTTCATATCCACCTTGGATTCTCCTAACTCCCTGGGTTGTTGCCCGTCCTGTCCGAACGGCATATCGGACACGCTCCGCCCACCTACGTCAGAGTGGGCATACACCAACAGCGGCAGGCAAGCCAATCCCGCGTTTACGTGATGCGGTGATGTTCAAACCGCCTGTCCATGCCTTCGTAGAAATCAGCGGTAGATCGCACTGGCCACGAGTTCTTAAACTCTCTTCCTTGCGGCCACGTGTATGCGCGGGTTCGAATCTCGCCGGAGGCACTCGGTCGTCCCATGTCATCATGTTTTCGATTGGCGTTGAATCCGGTGGCGTGGGATGGTCCTAAACTTGGCGGCATGCCAATCGAAAAAGAAACACGCGAACAACATCAGAAACGTCGCGACGACGAATCCGCGAAGGCAATGGAATGGCTTGCGTCACATTGGACTCAACCGCGGAATTGTCCGATTTGTGACGGCCAGCAGTGGTGGGTGGGGCAAGCCCTGGAATTCAGGGAATACAATTCAGGAGATATCGTGATCGGCGGAGATTCGCGGATCATGCCCATCACCGCTGTCGTATGTCAGACGTGTGGGTACACCTTTTTCATGAACGCGATGGTCTCTGGTGCCGTTCCTTCGGAGCCGAATCAGACGGAGCAGGGGAAGGGCGAATCGTGAATTCGAACCTTCAAGGGCTTCAAGGGCTGTCTCAACAGAAGGCGGCATTTTCGACGAGCGTTAAGATGCCGAAGGAGGATGCGATACCGGTGCGTACGACCGACCTCAAGCATCTGAAAAGGGATATCAGACGAATTCCGGATGGCAATGGTAAATTAGACAACGCTTTTTGGTGCGCAATCGGTATCGGAATCCCGATGATAATCCAATTCGCGGTGGATTCTAGTTCTTCCGGAGGTCACGGCAACTGGTTGATTTTGGCTATTGGCGTGGTGTCATGCATATTGGCTGGCATGTTTAAGATATTTGGTAAAGGTGAGAAAGAAGACCGCGAACGATATATCGACGGCATCATCGAGAACATTGATGATTTCTCCGTCGGCGTGAGATGAAGTTGAATCTCTCCGGAGTCACCCATGAAAAGGAATGGTCCAGAATCGCTTCCGGACCATTTGTTTATTTGTCGTTTTGTTTGCGTGGTCTGCCGCCGCCGACGCCTCTGCCGGGACGTTGCGCGTTCCACCGGTCGATGGTTTCGGGGAGCCAGCCGCGTGTGCGGCCGATGCGCACGTCCGGCTCTGGCAGGTCGTAGACTGCTGCGTTCGCGACGCCGAGTCTTTCGGCGACCTGTTTGACGCCGAGGTATTCAGTCGTCATCGCCGCCCCGTCTGTCCATGATGAGCGTGGCGATGCACCAGATGCCCGCCGCGAGTCCGAACAATCCGGCTTGCCATGGTTTTCCCGCGAAGCCGAGCATGGCGGACAGCAGTCCGCATGTGATGCCGCAGACGGCGAATATGGTGCTTGTTTTCATGATGGCCATGAAATAGGATGGAACCGGGGTTCCGGGCACTAGGTCTGCTCGGAACCCTTTCGTCACCTCTTATGGCGTGGTCTGCGCCGTATCGAGATGATGAGCGCCGCCAGCGCGATGATGTTGCTCGCCACCGAGCTGATGGCGGTCACGATATCCGTCCATTTCATGCTCACCTCCTTTCCTGTTGACATAAACTATTGTATCAAAAATACATAAGTTATGCAAGCGAGGTAGATATTACACGCCGAAAGGAGCAGAAATGAAAGAAGCCCTCGAAGAGATCGCACATCAACTCACACGCATAGCCGACCAAGGAGAACAGGCGGGCATGCAGATCAGCAGGGGTGATGCCCTGGAAGCGTGGGGCCTGCTCATCTACGAGGACGACTTCCTCAACGCCTTGACCCGACTCGGAATCGAAGTCACCGACTGATGCCGACACGACCACAAGCACGATGCACCTTCATAGGATGCAGCCGCAAAGCTACACATCAAGGACGCTGTGACCAGCACCAACGCAAACCATGGCGGAATCCATCAGCACATACGAGAGCCTTGAGGCAACACCACACCGAATGGACACACGTCAGAGCCGAACGCTTGAAGCTCGAGCCCAATTGCAGACGATGCAACCGCAAGGGAACCAATGTCGATCACATCATCCCAGTCGGCGCAGGTGGAGCATTCCTTGACATCAACAACACGCAAACACTCTGTGACCAATGCAAGACCCTTAAAGACCAAGAAGACCGAAGGAACTACCCCGGGATATTCCACTGACGGGTATGGCGTTCCGAAAGTCGAACAAAGGTTCGACTAGGGGCGCCGCCGAAACTCTTTTTCGCGCGTCTCAGGTTTTAGGGGTCAAACCACCAAAAAGGAGACTGTCATGGGCGCTCGTGGACCACAGCGGCAGCCCCTCCAATTGCGCATCATCAACGGCCGCGGTGTTGATCGTGACGCCGGTGGCAGGAAGATTTCGGACGATGATGCCGGTTTCGAACACAAGGCTCCACAGGTGCCGTCGTGGTTGTGCGGAGAGGCATTGAACACTTGGCGTCGCATTGTGCCGAGGCTCGCCAGACTGAAGCTCATCAAACCGGAGGATAGGGACGCTCTCGTGGCGTATTGCACAGCGGTCGCTTCGATGAGAAGCGCGCAGGAGTGCATCAACGAGGAGGGCGTGCTCATCGAGACGGAGCGTGGCGCCCGCAAACTCAATCCAGCGTTCACCGTGCTGACTCAATCACAGAACACGATTCGCGCCTTCGCGCACGAGTTCGGCCTGACTCCGGCGAGCGAATCGAACGTCGCTGGAAAGGCCGAGGAAGATGAAGAATTTAACCCGTTCGCCTGAACTGCCCGATGCCGAGACCTTGGAACGTCTGAAAATCAGTCCCGAGGTCGCATGGTATTGCCTGGAGCGCGGCATGGACCTGCCGAAGGAATGGCAGGTGCCGAAGATCAAGACTCCTGAGCCACGTGACGTGGAGGGCGCCGTCTTCGACCCCGCGAGAGTGGACAAGGTACTGCTGAGCTTCCACACGCTCCGGCACACGCAGGGCAAGTGGGCCGGCAAGCCGCTTGACCCTGACCCGTGGCAACTGGTGTGGATTCTCGCCCCGGTTTTCGGTTGGGTGCGGAAGAATGCCGATGGTCAGATAGTGCGTATCATCCGCGACCTGTATGTTGATGTGCCGCGTAAGAATGGTAAGTCCACGCTTTCTGGCGGAATCGCAGTGTATATGCTTGGCGCTGACGAGGAGCCGGGCGCACAGGTCGTATGCGCCGCTTCCACGGAACATCAGGCTGGTTTCGTGTTCCAGCCGATCAAACAGCTCGTGGAGAAGACGCCTGCCTTGAAGGGTGTGATGACCGCGCATCAGAAGCGTATCGTGCACAATCGCTCCGGCAGTTACATGGAAGTCATCAGCTCGGCGGCTGACGCGGCGCATGGCATGAACCTGCACTGTTTCATCGTCGATGAACTTCACGTGCATAAGACCCCTGATCTGGTGCGGACGTTGGAAACCGGTCGAGGCTCCCGTACTCAGCCTTTGGGCGTGCGTATCACCACGCCTGACGATGGCAAGAGCAACACCATCTACGACCAGACGCGAAAATACGTCGAACAATTGGCCGCTGGCACCATTAGTGATGACACCTATTATGGCGTGGTTTGGGGTGCCGACGAGACGGACGATCCATTCGCGGTCGAAACGCAGATGAAGGCGAACCCCGGCTACGGCAAGAGCCCGAGCGCGGAGTATCTGGCGGCTCAGGCGAATCAGGCGCGGAATTCGCCGGCGCAGCTCGCTAGCTATCTCCGATTGCATCTCGGCATCCGCACGAAGCAGTCCGAACGCTTCATCACATTGGATTCGTGGGATCGTAACGCCGGTGCCATCTATGATTCGCCGGACCAGATGGCCGAGGCGTACAAGGGCCGCGTCTGCTATGGCGGATGGGATCTGGGCGCCGTGTCCGATTTGACAGCTTGGTCTCTGCTCTTCCCGGATGATTGCGGCGGCTATGACGTGCTGCTGAGATTCTGGGCGCCGGAGTCGGACTTGCTGGCTTTGGACAAGCGCACGGCGGGAATGGCATCCGTGTGGGTGCGTGATGGTTGGTTGACCTTGACGCCCGGAGACGTGACCGATTACGCATATGTCGAGAAACGTATCCTGCATGATCTTGACTTTTTCGATGTGCAGACCATCGGCTATGACCCGTGGAACGCCACGCAGGTCGCCAATGACTTGCAGGAGGCCGGATTGGATGTGGAGCGTCTGACCATCGTCAGGCAGGGCACGAAGACTTTGAGCCCGGTGCTCAAGGAGATGCAGCGATTGCTACTCACCGGCACGAAGGACGCGCCGCTCTTCCGACACCACGGCAATCCGGTACTGCGGTGGAATGTGGACAATCTGGCCGTCAAGACCGACACGAACGGCAACGTACAGCCCGACAAGCAGAACTCCGGCGACAAGATCGACGGCGTGGCCGCAACATTGAACGCCTTGAGCGAGGCGCTCACCAGACCGGCGCCGGAAAGGAGCATCTATGAGACGGAGAGCCTTTTTGCTTGACCTTCTGCAGATGATTCTGGAGATTCTCGGACTCGCTTTCATCGTCACCGGCTGTTTTCTGGTCTGGATTCCTCTTGGCTGGATTGTTTCCGGTCTTGTGATTTTGAAACTTGCTAAGGCGGTGAGCGAATGAGCCTCCTTTTCAAAGGCTCCGGCAGTGTCATCGACTTCGCCGGCAGGAATGGTGCTACGGTGACCGGTCCATGGCCTGTGGTCGACCCCGGAATGCCATTGTCGAGCGGCCCTCGCGCATTCGAGATTTATTCGACGCAGCCGAGCGTCCGCAAGGTCGTGGAATTCGTCGCGCGAAACGTGGCCCGCGTCCATATCCAGGCATTCAAGGGCGAGCCATACGGTAAAAGGAAGATGCTTACGGATGGGCCATTGCATCAGCTGGTCAATCATCCGAACCCCGCGAACGGGACGAGCACCTACCGGTTGATTCACGACATCGTGGCCGATCTGATGCTCTTCGACCGATTCCTGGTCGTCTACTCCGACGCAGACGGCACGCTTGAAAGGCTTCCGACCTCGCAATGGCGATTCCACAGGCGTCCGGGCATCATCGACGAGGCAGACGGCTTCACTACCACCGATCCGGCATCCAACCCGGACGGGTACATTCGATTCAATGATAACGACACCACGCTCGGATATTTCCGCGACAAGGGTTACGGCAGCTTCGAGGGCATCAGTCCGATGCTCACACTGCAGCAGACTCTGGATGAACATACCGAGGCCGTGAAATGGCGTCGACAACTGTGGAAGCATGGCCTGCGCATGCCTGGCTACTGGTCGCAGAATCTGGACGAGAAGGCCTTGTCCTCCGATGCACGTCGCAGGTTGCAGACCGAGCTGGCGAATTGGATGGACGGAGGCGGCAAGGAGGGCGAGAGCCCTATCCTGCGCGGCATCGAATATCAGAAGGTTGGATCGGAATTCACGCCGAAGGACGCGCAGGAGGTCGAGGGACGCACTTTGAGCGATATCGAGGTGGCGTCCGCCTATCAGGTGCCGCCGGAGATGGTCGGCGCGCGCGAAGGGAAATACGCTTCGCAGCAGGCTTTCCGTGACGCGCTCTACCGTGAGACGCTCGGACCGTTGTTCGAGCAATTGCAGGGTGCTTTCAACGAGCAGATCTGCAGTCGATTCTTCAAAGGCCAGTTCATCGAATTCAATATCGAATCCGCTTTGCGCGGCAGCTTTATAGATGATGCGCAGGTCACGTCCTCCGCAGTCGGCGGCCCGTGGATGAGCGTCAATGAGGCTCGCGCCGATCATGGTCTCGAGCCAAAGGGCGAGGAGTACGACGAGATCCTGACTCAGCTGAACACCGTCCGTGGCGGTGGCACTCAGGCGAGTCCGCATGACAGCGGCTCGCAGAATCTTGGAGGTGCAAATGCACAGGAATGACATGCGTCCTCTTTCCGAGAGCCGGAGGAAGACTCTTCTCGCCAAGTCCGAGCCCATGGGCGTGGGCAACGGCCAGTCTCTGGGCGAAGGCAAGTTCACAGCCGTCGTATCGACCTTCAACGTGGTCGATACACAGGGCGACATGATGCTGCCTCACGCATTCGACGATTCGATCGCGAATTTCCGTGCGGGCAAGACCATCCCGATACTCTTCAGCCATAACTGGACCGACCCGAACGCGAATGTTGGCGTCATCACCGACATGCGGCAGACCGATACGTGCCTTGAGATAGATGGCCAGCTTGATTTGAGCAGTCCAAATGGCCTGCAGTGCTTCAAGCTGCTGAAGGATGGCCGTGTGCATGAATTCAGCGTCGGCGGCGAAGCATGGTATGACGACGTGCAAACCGCGCCGTCCGGTGATCTTGTCTGGCATATCACGAAATTCGACCTTATCGAGGTCAGTCTCTGCCTCAAGGGCGCGAACCCCGAGACGCGACTGGTCAGCACGAAAAGCGAGGACCCGCCGACCGAAACAGGTCAGCAGGCCACAGATCCGAACGGAGGCTCCGAACCGAATGGTCCGGGGCCTTTTTCAACGCAACTCGACCGCGACGAGCTCCGAAACATGATCCGCGAGGTCATGCGCGAGGAGCGCTCGCAGGACACCGCCGACGAGCAGGCCGACGTCGAGAACTTGCCCGATTTGACCGCGTGGGCGGCGGAAATGGAAACACAGCTCATCACCGAAGGAGATTCCAACATGAGCATGAAGCAGGAACTGCAGGACACCATCGCCCGCGTGAAGGCGATCGCCAACAAGGCGCAGAGTGAAGGCCGCGAATTCACCGCGGACGAGAACGAGGAGATCATCTCCCTGCGCAAGAAGGCCGACGACCTGAAGGCGAGGATCGACAAGGAGCATGAGGCTTCCGAAGCCTTGAAGAGCATGCTGGCCGCGTCCGAACCGTCCGACGACGTGTCCGGCAAGCCGGTCGTGGCGAAGTCCATCGGCGAGGCATTCATCCACACCGACGCTTACAAGGCCTTCAAGAACGCCACCACCCCGGATCGCACGCCGGTGCGCATCGCCAAGAGCCTAATCCGCGTCAAGCAGGATCCGAATCCGCTGTCCACCGCGCTGCCGGGCGCCGTGAACCCGACCGTGCTGCCGGGCTACACGGATGTCACCTATCCGCAGCCGAACGTCTTCCTTGACCTCATCACCCGCGGTTCCACCGATTCGCCGTACATCAAGTACCGTCAGCTCATCTCCGTGACCAGTGCCGCCGCATCCGTCAATGAGAACGCCGAGAAGCCGCTATCCCAGCTCGGCACGCAGATGGCCGAGGCGAAGGAATGGACCTGCGCCGACGGCTTCAAGGTCACCAACCAGGAACTGCACGATGACGGCATCATCAGCACGCTCATCAACCAGACGCTTATGCGCAACCTGAACGCCTATCTTGAGAAGACCATCCTCAACGGCGATTCTTCGACCGATGTGGCGCAGAAGGGCATCCTGAACACGACCGGCACCCAGCAGGTCGCCTTCGACACGGACATCTTCACCACCGCGCGCCATGCGAAGCGCGTCCTGTCCGCCATCGGCACCAACATCCAGGCCATCGTCCTGAACCCGGAGGACAACGAGACAATCGACCTCACGAAGGACAAGCAGGATCGCTTCTACGGTCAGGGGCCCTTCGCGATGGGTCCGAGCACCCTGTGGGGCATTCCGCGCATCGAATCGCAGGCACTGCCGAAGGGCACCGCCGTCATGGGAGACTTCTCCACCGTCCAGCTGCTCAATTACGTGCCGCTGACCATCGAAGCGTTCAACCAGAACGAGGATGACGCCCGCCACAACCTGACCTACGTGCGCGCGGAGGAACGCAACATGCTCTTCATCCGCGAACCGAAGCGTCTCGCCGTGGTCAAGCTCGCCGCCGATTCCACTTCCAGCCAGGACCACAAGTGACCGGGAGGTGACCGATGGCGGAGTCGACGCTTGATCCGCTGGCCTCCATCTATGATCTCGCCTTGAAGACCGGAGGCAAGGCCGATGACGAGAAACTCAAACTCGCCTTGGACCTTGCCTCCGGCAGATTCCGCGAACAGGCCAACAATCCGATCAGCATGATGACAGAAACCATCATCCTCGATTCCGACGGAGGCAGGGCTCTCACACTGCCATGCCTCCCGGTGCACGAGGTGACGGAGCTGGTCATCGACGGCCGGCAGGTCACTGATTTCGAATGGTCCACGTCTGGCGCGATACGCCTCGACCGGCCGATTCCGGACAAGTGGCGGAGCATGGAGGTCACGTACCGGCATGGCTACGACCCGGTACCGACAGGCATCCAGGATGTCGTGCTCGAACAGGCCGCGGCCATCTACCAGACGCTGCCCGGACTCGTGTCCTACACCACCGGCGCCGAACAGCGCACCTATTCGTCCGCTCTGACGGTCGGCACGACGGCCCAGTGGGCGGCGATGGTCGCACGATACAAGGTGGACTGACATGGACGGTATCCACGGACATACGCTCACCATCACGACGAAAGTCGTGGACGGCGAGCCGGACGAATTCGGCCAGCAGCAGTATGCGACGCGCAAAACCGTGCTCGAGGGGTGCAACGTGCAGCCGGTCGCAGTGACCGACCTGCCGCTCTTCCAGGACGCGAACCACTTGCCGCAATTCAAGTGCTTCAGCCATTCCGGCGATCTCGTCGCGAGTCTGCTCACGGGCGATTCGCGCATCGAATGGAATGGCCGCATTTTCCAGCCCGCTTCGGCGGCATTCGACTATGTGACGCCTGACGGGATAGGTAACCACACCGAGTGGTGGATGACGGAGGTGACGTCATGAGCGGGAAATTCATGGTCGATGAGGATTGGATGCGCAAAAACGTGCTGTCCAATCCGGCTGTCACCTCAGCTTTGAACGCGAAGGCACGTCGGCTCGCTCCGGTTGTGAAGCGCATCGCCCTCAAGGAAGGTGATCGGCATTATGCGGAAAGCGTGCGCGTCGTACAGGGCAAACGTCCCGGTACGAAGTCGCCGAGCCACATCCAGAGGCCTTTCGCCCGCGTCATCGTCGGTGACGAGCAGGCCACGGAGAAGGAGTTCGGAGGCAAGCTGCCGAAGAAGGGCTTCCTGCGCCGCGCGATAGCGGAGATGGGGGACTGACTCATGCTCCTGCAAGGCAAATGGCCCCACCCGCTCCCTTTGCTGATCGCTTGGCTGAAGGACGATGTCGGCATCTCGGCGGTTTCGAAGCTGCCGGATGACATGAAAGACCATCTGCCTTGTGTGATGGTCACGCCGGCGCCCGGCGGAGGTCAGGGTGCCGACTATACGCGCACGCGAAGCGTCGACATCGACGTGTACGCGGCCGACTGGAAGTCGATGGCCGACATCACCGGACGTATCGAAGCTTCCATCTTCAGGCTCGGAGGCCGAGGCAACCGCTACGGCTACGTTGACGCCGCCCGAATCACCGAATTCTCTCAAATCGCATACGAGCGTGCCGCCGGCGTGCTTCGCTGCACCGCCACGGCATCTCTCGACATGCGCCCAAAAACCAGTCTCAAATAACGACAACGATTGGAGGAAATGATGGCTGCCATCACCGATGTGCCCAGCATTCTCAATGACAATAACGGAAACGTGCGAAAGTGGGGCACTCAGCTGCTCGCTATCGCCGACTATTCGACCGCGATGTCGGATCCTTTCTTCGACACCGCAACCAACAAACCGAATCAGCTGCCCGAGGGTTTCAAGGTGATGGGCTACATCAGCACTGATGGCGCGAAGATGAGTCGCGGCATCGAGTCCGCCGACACCAGTGCGGTGCAGGATCTGGAGCCGGTGCGTTCCGACATCACCGGACGTACCCGCACCCTGCAGCTCACCTTCCTGGAAATGAACGCATGGGTCAAGGCCTTGGCCCACGGCCTGCCCGTCTCCCAGTGGCCGGAAAACAAGGATGAGGGTTTCGAATTCACCGATGAAAAAACCACGGAATTCCCGTACTACCGCCTGATCTGGATCGGTCAGGATGGCGTGGGTGACGCGGCGCATTATCGCATCGAGGCCGGGTATCGCGTCAAGGTCACCAATCAGGGCGACAACACCAAGAACCGTTCCGACGCCGAGGGTGAGGACCAGACCTTCACCTTCTTCCAGGATCCGAAGACCGGCAAGGTGTTCTACGAGGGCGAGAAGATCGCCAAGGCCGGTGCCGCGCCTCATGCTGATGTCTCCCAGTCGCAGCCGGTGTCCGATCAGGTAGCGTCCTCCGAGTCACAGCCGGTCGCCGACTGACATTGATTCTTCCCGCACCGGGCTTTTTGATTCCTTTCACCGGTGCGGGATTTTCCCTTCTTCTCTCGCCGAAAGGAACACTGATTTTTTTGAAAGGATTGAACAATGACCGACAACAAGAAGCGTAAGGTCCGCAGCCTCAAGGCCGTGAAGGCGAAGTATCTGGAATCCCACCCGAAGATTCGGGAGTGGATCGAGTTCACCATCGACGACGAGCCGGATGCGAAGGAATTCCGCATCCACGCTCCAATTTTCCAGTCGAATGAGGAGAAGAAGGCATTCGCGAAGGCGCAGGAGTCCGACGACCAGTTCGACTTGGCGAAAGCGCTGCTCGGCGCCCAGTGGGATGATTTCATCGAGGCCGGCGGACAGATCAGCCTGCTTTTCCTCCTGCTCGACGACGCGGCCGATGAAGTGCATGAGACGGACAGCGAGGGAAACCCTACAACGCTTTAGAGCTCCTTGACGGCGATGGTCACGCGGAGGAATTGGAGGCCGCGTTATGCGCGGTCTACGCGCCGCGTGACCCCATCCAAGAGTTCTGGCAACGCAAGATCAGTCTCCGCGCATTGCATGCGCTGATAATCCACATGCCGCCGGACAACGTCTTCTTTCGTGCTTTGGCTGGTGATGGCTGGAGTGAGTCGGAATGGCTGTTGCACGATTTGGGCGACATGCTCCGTGACATCCAGCTAACCATCACCCAGTGCGCTCCATTTGTGGAGCATCCCCTTGAAGAGGATGACATCAGGCCTCGCACCAAGCCTCCGGCTGTCGTGGTGGCTGAGTCCAAACGCGAACAGTCGTCTGTCGACAGCAAGGCCTTACACGCGCAGGAGCGGAGCGAGCTCATGGCGCTTGTCACGGGCGATCAATCGAAAAACTGAACAGTGAGGTGGCCTCATGGCCGGCACAGCCGCATGGATCGATGTGCTCCCGAATCTGAGCGCTTTCGGCACGAAGCTCAACAGCGGTGTGACGGCCGCGGCCACCTCCGCAGGACGGAATGCCGGCAAGAAATTCTCCGACGCCATGAATCAGGCCGCTGGCCGTGACGTGCTGTCAGAGCAGGTCAAGAGCCTGCAGCAGGCTGAGAAGAAGGTCGCGCAGGCGGTCAGCCAGTGCACGTCGCAGATCGCAAAAGCGCGCGACGAGCAGAAAAGCGCCGACCTGCGCGTACAGGCCGCCGAAGTCAAACTGCAGGAAACCATCGTCAAAAGCGGACAATCCTCCTCACAGGCCATCAACGCCCAAGCACGACTCAACGACGCAAGGAGCAAGGCGAGGCAGAAGACCGAAGCCGTCACATCGGCTGAGGAACAACTCAAAGCCGCCAGCGAAGGCCTGAAAGAGACTCAGACGCAGCTCCACGACGCTCAGACGAATCTGAACGCGAGCACTTCCAAGCAGTCGGGATTTTTCGCGTCCGCCGCGGCATCGGCGTGCAATGCCATCAATTCCTTCCGTAGCATGCAATCAAGCGTCACTACCACTGCCGCAAGGGGAGTCGGAGATTCCGAACGCTTCTTCACCGCGTGGGGAGCCGCGAAGTTCGGAGCCATCAGCGGGTTCGCGCAGTCGGCATTCAGCAAAGTCTCAAACATCATCATCAGCAATGTGGAAGGCGCCATTAAACGCGCCGACACGATGAACAATTTCCCCAAAGTCATGAAGAATTTGGGGTACGACTCGAATGACGCTGCCGCAGCCATCAAACGCATCAGCGCCAGCATCGACGGCCTGCCGACCACCACATCAAGCATGATCGGCATGGTCCAGCAGCTTGCTCCGTTGACCAAGAATCTGGACGAGGCCACCAGCATCGCATTGGCGTTCAACAATGCCGTCCTGGCCGGCGGCAAAGACACAGTGCTGCAGGCCAACGCCATCGAACAGTACAACCAGATGTTGAGCGCGAACAAGGTCGATGCCGCCGCATGGCGAAGTGTCGTCAATGCAATGCCTGGCCAGATGAACCAATTGGCCAAGAGCATCCTTGGCGCAAACGCGAAGCAGAACGACCTATATGAGGCGATGAAGGGTGGCAAGGTCACCTTCGAGGACTTCAATAAGGCGCTCGTCAAGCTCAATAAGGACGGCTACGGGCCGTACGCATCATTTACGACGCAGGCAAAAGACGCCACACAGGGCATCGGCACTGCGATGGAGAACGCGAAAAACCGCGTCCAGAAGGCCATCGAGAAGATTATCGAGGCGTTCGGTGTCGACCGCATCAGCGGCGTCATTAACAGCTTTACGGCGAAATTCGGAGATGTCGGCTCGGCTGTGGCCAAGGCGGTCTCCGGATCATTGGAATTCGTCGAGACCGGCAAAGTCAACGAAAAATTGGCTGAATCTTTCCACATCGACAAGAAGTCGTATGCGGGCATCGAAGACGCTTACCAGCGGATTCGGTGGGGGTATAAAGGTCTCACCGATTTCATCAAGACCGGTGAATTCTCGTACGAGTTCAACCGTGCCTTCGAGAACGCAGACCGCCAGACACTCATCGACTTCAAAGACAGCCTCCTCGGCATCCGCGACTCCGCCAGCGAGGTGCTGAAGAACCTTCCCGGATTGGGTGAATTTTTCAACACCCCGGCGGATGGCGACAAGTCGAACTTGAACAAGGCCTTGAAAGCCGCCAATGTGGCGCTTGCTGGTCTGAAGCCACTGCTCGACCTGCTCGCATCAATCGAGAAGGCGTGGAACGGTCTGTCCGCTGACCAGCAGGGCACCATCTTCGATACGGCCATCTACCTGTGGTTAGGTAGTAAAGGATTCAAGATACTGAAGAACATCTTCGGTGTCGCCAAGGATATCGGCAAAGGCTTCGGCATCGCCGGAAAAGGTATCAAGACCGCTGGCAACGCGCTGAAATCGTTCGGCAAGTTCCTCGGCGGGCTGAAGGCTCCGAAATGGCTGTCAAAGCTTACCGTCGGCAAGGTTGGAATCGCAGCCGGTGGAACCGCAATGCTTTCAGCTGCGAAGAACGTCGAAAAAGGCACTCCTAAGTGGGCATGGAGTCAACTGAACAAAATTCCCGGTTTCAGCGAGGGCGACAAGTCATACGCCGACTACCAGAAACGGTACAAGGCCGCACAGGAAAACAACAAGTTCCTCGGAATCAAGAACTCCACATGGGAACACAACCTGAATCCGCTGAACTGGCCATCAATGGCCGTGGGTGCCGCGAAAACCGGAATGAACAAACTCGGAAGCCTTCGAAAGAAAGCCGACGAGCAGGGGTTCGCAGGTAATACCGGTTCCGCGCAAGCTTCGATGAGCTCCGGCCAACGCGATGCCGGAGTCAAGGCTTGGAACGGCATCAAAGGCGCGTTCTCCGAGGCAGGGCAGGCACAGGCTGACAATACGGCAGCGCAGGTCAAAGCCCAGCAGGACACTCTGGCCAGCATCAAGAAGGCATGGGGCGACGCCGGCGATTGGATCAACACCAATTGGTGCGACCTGATGGTCAAGATTCAATCGAAGTTCGACGGCGCGGCCCAGTGGGTCGAGGACCGTTGGAACGGTGTCAAGGACTGGTTCGGGACCACAGGTCAGAAGATCGGCGACTTCTTCTCCGGTATTCCATCGGCGATTGGTAGATGGTTTGATTCGGCGGGCCAGTGGGTTGAGGCCAAATGGCAGGGCATCTGCGACTGGTTCTCAGGTGTTGGATCCTCAATCGGAGGTTTCTTCTCGGGTATTCCGGCCGCTGTCGGCGGTTTCTTTGACTCCGCTGGCCAATGGGTGCAATCCAAGTGGCAGGTGGTATGTGACTGGTTTGCCGGCATTCCCGGTTCCATCACCGGCTTCTTCCAGGGGATTCCGGGCACTTTCCAGTCGATTTTCCAGACGGCCAAAGACCGGATAACCGGCGTCTTCAGCTCGGTCGGCACGTGGTTCGACAACAACGTGAAGATTCCTATCTCCAATGCCGTCAATGCCATCGGCCAGACCTTCCAGTCCACCAAGGATTGGATTAAACGAAGCTGGGATCAGGTCAAGGAGGCCGCAAGGGCTCCGGTGGCCTTCGTCGTCAACACGGTGTACACGAACGGCATCAAGAAGGTATGGGATTCGGTGGCCGGCGCCGTCGGCCTGAAACTCTCCCTTCCGACGGTGAAGTTCGCAACCGGCGGCACCGTCGGCGGCATCAACCCCGGTTACGCTCCCGGTGTCGATTCGATCCCGGCGATAACCTCGCCGGGCGAGGCGTGGATGGTGCCGGAATGGACTAAGGCCGTCGGCGCGGAGAACGTCTACCGCTGGAACGCTTTGGCTCGCCACCATGGCGTGCAGGCCGTCCGTGAGGATATGGGTCTTGATGGCGTCCAACGCTTCGCCAAAGGTGGCATTGCCTCCAAGATTGGCAAGGCGGTGTCCGGAGCGAAGAAATTCATCGAGGATTTGTCCCAGACAGCTCAGGCCTTTGTGAAGAATCCTGTGGATTGGGTCACGTCGAAGATTCTCACGCCTGTGAAATCGCAGGTGGCGGGAATCAGCGGCGGCCAGTTCGGCCAGATGGTCGGCAGACTGCCGGTGAGTGCCGCTACGGCTCTTGTCGACAAGGTCAAGTCGATGGCGTCCGACCTGGCATCCAAGTGGACCAGCAAATCCGAGGCGGGCCAATATCATGGTTCGGTCGGTGGCGGCGTGGAACGCTGGAGGAGCCTAGTCCTGCAGGTGCTCAAGGAATTGGGCCAGCCAGCAAGCTGGGCCGACACCGTGCTACGCCGAATGAATCAGGAGTCCGGCGGCAATCCTAACGCCATCAACAACTGGGATTCCAACGCCAAAGCGGGTATGCCGTCGCAGGGCCTGATGCAGACCATTCCTGGCACATTCAATACCTATGCGGGGCCGTACCGCTCGCGTGGCATCACCGACCCGCTCGCCAACATCTATGCCGGCTGCAATTACGCGATTCATCGGTATGGGTCGTTGGCCGGAATGAATCGTGCGGGCGGCTACGCGCTCGGCGGCATCGTCGGAGACGATAGACCGACCCTGTACGATCGCGGCGGCATCCTGCCACCCGGACGGCACCTCGTGGCCAACGAGACCAAGCAGCCCGAACTCGTGTTGACGCGAGAGCAGATCGTCAAGATCTTCGGCGCTGACGTCAAAGATAAGGGCGATCGGACCGTGAACCTCAACGTCAACATCCCCGAACGCTCGGATCCATGGGCTGATGCGAGCATCCTCGTGCGCACTGCGCGACACCAATTGCGATAAAAGGAGGCCGATGTGGCTTATTTTGCGGAATTGTCGGCCTCCGGCTTGGAGCCGGTGCGTTTCGAGGGTTCGGGCGATCTTGACTGCCTGTGCATCGCGAAAGGCGGCATCGAGGGCTGGTGGTCGACTCCCGCCGCGAAAGTCAATGTGACGGCGCGAGGGCAGGGCGACGGTGGACATGATGTGAGCGAGGATGACATCTCCTACGCCAGCCGTGCCGTCACTCTGCATTGGAATGCCAACGCCTCCAGCCGTGACGAGCTGCTCGCTTTGACGGACAGTGTGCGCAGGCTCGTGCATCGTCAGGTCAGGATGCGCGTGGTCGACGGCACCGAGGATACCTGCTGCAGTGGCGGATATATGGTGCTTACCCAGCAGCCTGACTATCGGTCCGGCAGCATCGCCGATTCGACCATCACCATCGTTTTCGAGCGTCCGGAGCGCCTGTCGTCTTTGGCGCATTCGGGTGAGGCTCGCGCGTCGGTGGTGCAGTCGGGCGGCTTGAGCTACGGCGCGGCTAATGGTGGCTTGGCATATCCGCTGCAGTATGGCGTGGCGTCGGATGGTGCGACGGTGATGCGCTTGCCGAATCAGGGCACTAGTCGCGCATATCCGACCTACACCTTGTGCGGAGAGTGGCCTGATGGCTGCACGCTCCGCTTGGCGTGCGACGGGCGTAATTCCACCATCGCCTATTCGCGCGCCATCCACACCGGCACACCAGTATTGCTGGACACCCGCTCCCGCACCGCCACCATGGGCGGCGTGGACGTGACCAGCGGATTATCACAGCGCGGGTGGATGACGATACCGGCCGGCAAGAGTCTGACGGTCAATCTCGCCACCGCAGGCAGCGGGTGGGTCAGCTGCTCAAGCCATGACACTTACATTTAAACGTTTTTCCGATTCGGAGGTGCAACACTTATGACCACGGCTTTAGGCATTCGTCCCGACGCGAAATCGCAGGGCGTCAGCCCCCAGGTGCATCGGCATATCATCAGCGCCCAGTGGGCCAGTGACGGCATCATTCAGGGGCTTACCGTGACCGGAGGCACAGGGCTCACCTACACGGTGAGCGCCGGTACCGCATTGATTCAGCCTGACGGCCAGAAGGGCGAGGCGGTGCTCGCTTATTGGCCGGGCGGCGCCACTCCCGCAGTCGCCGCCGGTAACGCCGGATTGAGCCGATACGACGTGATTTGGCTCCGCGCCCACGACCTCGACAAGGGAGACGCGGACAATCAGGTGGTGCTCGGCGTCACTCAGGGCACGCCGGCCGCTGACCCAGACGTGCCGCTCGACCAGGTGCCGTCCGATGTGGTGCGTTTGGCGGCCATGCTCGTGCCCGCCGGCATGACACAAACCAAATCGTGCAGTACGGATGGCGCGGAACGCTACGCCATGCCCTACGGCGCGAGCAAGGGTCTCATTGCGCGTAACGTCCGAAACTACGAGGGTCCCGCAAACATGGGCGACGGTGGGAAGGACTATTTCGAGCAGGACACCAGCTTTTATCTGCCGACCGACAGGCTGGTGGAGCTCAGGTACACGGCCACGGCGGCCGCCTGCCGGCACGACAATCCCAAGAAGCCCACCGAGGACGCCACACAGATGGCCTGCTGGTATGTCGGCTTTCAGGTCGACGGGCAGGACGTCTCCGGTGGCGGCGGCCAATTCCAAGTGTCCCGCGCGTGGCAGCAGGTGCATTTGAATGCGCTGGTCGAATTGCAGGCCGGATGGCATACCGTGCGCACCCGCAACCATCGCGTCACGTGGGGCGAGAGCGTCTATTTCATCTGTCACAGCGACGGCAAGGAGAATTACCCCGGCCGCACGCTCGAGGTGTGGGACCGTGGCGTGAACGTCGGCTAAGGAGGCGCACTCATGGCTTGGCGCGCGTATATCGTGGATACGATCAGCGGACAGCTCTTGTGTTCAATCGACTTGCCGAATTTCAGCTGGTCGGTCAGTGTGGCCGACTCATCGCTTTCCACCACGAAATCCAAGGGTGTGGGACAGGACGAGGTGAGCGGTCTCAAGGTGCCATGGACCGCGGTGCCGGCCAATTCGCCAGGCGAACGCTCACGGCTCCTCGCTCCCGACCGGCGCAGTATCGCGCTCTGCTGGACAAGTCCATTGGATTCCGAGGATGCGATAGGCACGCCGATACTCTGCGGACTGATAGGCCAGAGGAAGGACGGCCCGCTCGATACGGATTTCAGCCTGACAAGCCTTTACGGGCTCCTCGGCGATAGATACTTGGTGCGCGAGGGAGTCTACGGAGCCGCCAATGGCAGCACCAGCACGGATGTCATCAACTTCAGCAATCTATCCCTCCGCGCCATCGCGGCCGAGGCGGGCTGGCTGTGCGCCAACGCCAAGCCGGGCGGCGGACTGCCCATCGACTGGCACTACCGAGGGGAGCAAGGCTCGCACCAGCGCGAATACGATTCGTGGGATATCCAGAATCTGAAATGCTCGGACGTGTGGGACAAGATCGCCAACGTGGAAAACGGGCCGGATCTGCAATTGCGGCCGAAACTGTCCGGCAATACGATTCGCTTCGACTTCCTCGCGGGCTCCGACGCGAATCCGGACATCGCGCAGGGCACCATACTCGAGCTTTCCAGCTCGCCTTATGGTGGCACTTTGGAAAACATCACAATAGACCATCTCGGAGCCGTGCACCGCGTCTACGCCTCCGGTTCGGGCACTGACAAGGCGCAATTATGCCACCTGTCCGAGGATCTGAGCCTCGTGAACGGCGACCATGAGCCGTTCCCGCTCCGCGAGATGGCCTACAGCGACACGGACGCGGCCGATGCAAATCTGCTGCGCCAGCATGCCGACGGTGTCCTTTCCGCGAATCACGCGCCGCTCATGCAGATCAAGGGCGAATTGCACGCCAATGATCTGAGCGTGGACGGCACGCCATTGCATCCGCTCGGCAGCTTCTGGCCCGGCGAGACGATGCGGTTGGACATCCAAGGCTTCCCGAGTCTCGCGGACGGCGTGTACGAATGCCGTCTCATGCAGATGGGCGGCGACCAATCGGACAAGGTGAGCTTGATTTTCGACGCCATGGAGGATCCCATGGCCTGACTTTTGGAGGTGGCAATGTCCTCTCATGTGGAATTGAATCCGGATGACGATGTGCTCGGACTGACTTTGAGCATGAAGGCCATGCGGCTCGCCCTGGCCCAGAAGACCCACAAGATGGGCACCGTGCGCATCCCCACGCAGGGTGATACGGACGTCATCATTGGCGATGGCGCGCAGGATGGCGCGAATCGCATCGACCAGGATGGTAATCAGATGCCGATCGTGGACGCCAGCGCGATCGACAAGGCCGCGCAGGACGCGCAGCAGTCCGCCGACAAGGCCATGACGAAGGCCGACGAGGCGATCGCCAAGGGCGAGCAGATCCGCCGGGACGCGCAGGCGGGCATCGACGACGCTCGCAAGCAGGCACAGGATGCCGCAGCCAAGGCCGACAAGGTCCGAACCGATCTCGAGACCGCTGCATCCCAACTGGAATCCAATATCGCGGCCGTCGACAAGAAGGCCGATCAGGTCCGAAGCGATCTGACCCGGCAGGCCCAGGATGCGAAGTCCGAGATAGACTCCACCGTCAAGGCCGCCCAATCATCCGCCAACAAAGCTCAGTCCGCAGCAGACGCGGCCCAGAAGGCGGCCGACAAAGCCAATGCATCCACCGCCGATCTGGACAAATCCATCAAGGCAGTCGATGCGAAGGCCATCGCAGCGAAACAGGCCGCGGCCGAAGCCCAGTCCAAGGCCGAGAACGTCGCATCGGATCTCGATTCCGCTAATGCGGTCATCGAACAGCACACCACCGAACTCGGAGAACTGACGACAAAAGTCAGCAATGCTGTCAAGAAATCCGACAGTGCCCTGAGTGTCTCCACGGAGGCCAAGCAGACTGCTACCGAGACATCGACTACGGCATCTTCCGCATACAAGGATTCGCAGACCGCTCTTACCCAGAGCACCACTGCGACTCAGACCGCAACCGCCGCAAAGACCATTGCCGAATCAGCAGGCAAAACCGCAACCGATTCGCTTAAGCAGTCTTCCGCAGCAGTGCAGACGGCCAATCAGATCAGTACGACTCTGAGGACCGAGTATCAGACCAAGGCGGATGCCGATAAGATCTATGCGACCCAGTCGAGTCTGAAGCAGACTTCGGATTCCATCACGGCTTCTGTATCAAAGACATATGCAACGAAAGATGCATTGTCCGCTCTCCAGAACGTTGCGGATAATGCAATCGAATCATGGCGGGGAACCGGTGTTCCGACACTGACGAATAAGCCGGCTTCGGACTGGACCACAAACGCCGATAAGAAGAAGCATTCCGGCGATCTTTATTACGACAAGGCCGCCGGTAAGGCATATCGTTTCGGCTCCGACGACGGCAAGACCTACACGTGGGAGCTGAATCAGGATACTGATGTCACCAAGGCATTGGCGGATGCAGCCAAGGCACAGACTTCTGCGAATAATGCCCAGGCATCTGCAACGGCAGCGAATACCGCTGCCGGTAAGGCCCAATCAACGGCGAATACCGCAGTCAGCAATGCTGCCACAGCGAAGAATGCAGCCGATGCCGCACAATCCAGTGCGAACAAGGCTCAGGGTGATGTCGATAAGCTGAAGATCGATATTCCCGAGACGTATGCGACCAAGAGTTCTCTGACTCAGACCGCGGAATCCATTACGGCAAACGTTGAGTCCGTTAAGGCAACTGCGAATGGTGCCGTGACAGCCGCATCGAAGGCTCAGCAGACCGCTGATGGCATTTCCGCAAATCTGACAAAGAACTACCAGACAAAATCCCAGGCGGATACGATATATGCAACCAAGGCGAGCCTGAAGGCGACTTCCGATAGCATTTCCGCCGAAGTCACCAAGGCACAGGGAACCGCCGATGGTGCCGTGACAGCCGCATCGAAGGCTCAGCAGACCGCCGATGCCGTAACTCTGAATCTGTCGAAGAATTACCAGACTAAAGCGCAGAACGATGCTCTGTATGCAACCCAGGCGAGTCTGAAGGCGACTTCGGATTCTCTTAGTGCGAATATTACGGCAAATGCGAAGACTGCACAAAGCGCTGTCGACAAAGCGACGAGTATCGAAGCGAATCTTAACGGTTTCAAGACGACTGTAAGTCAGACTTATACCACTAAGACGGATTTCAATAATCTTACGATTGGTGGTACGAATCGAATTGTTCTTACCGGTGTAAAACCAGGCCGTATTGACTTTGTAGGAAATGTAGGATTCGATGCTGCAAAAAATGACCATTGCTATACTATTCCGGTTTCAGCAGAACGGAATACAAAGTATACGATTTCAGGTTCAATTACAACGCCTAACGGTTGCTATATTTCAGTAGCATTTTATGACGAAAATGGAAAGTTTATTTCACGTCCAGCTGGTGCATATAGTGCTACAGAAGCACCATGGAAGTATACATTTACAAGTCCAGCTAATGCAGTCACCATGAGATCTTCATTCCCGGTTATTTTTAAAGGGAAAATAAAGCTTGAAAAGGGCACCAAACCAACAGACTGGTCTCCAGCTCCAGAGGATCTTCAACCAGCCGGTGACTACGCAACGAACAGTTCTCTTACCCAGACAGCTAACTCCATTAAAGCTCAGGTAACTGAAGTCTCTAAGACCGCGAACGGTGCTATGTCCAAAGCCACTACAGTGGAACAGACCGCCAATGGACTTAGCAGTAAGATCACCGAACAGGGTAAGACACTCAATGCGACCGTCAAGACTGCGAACGAGACGAAGAGCACCGCCGACAGCAATAAACAGACCATTTCACAGGTCAAAACCACTGCTGACGGTGCCGTGAATCGTGTCAGCAGTCTGGAACAGAACCTCGATGGTTTCAAATCCACTGTCGCGAAGACCTACCAGACCAAAGACGGAATGTCCGCCTACGCCACGACCAGCGCGCTGAAGCAGACCTCCGGCAGCATCACCGCCGAAGTATCAAAAGTCTCCCAGACCGCCACTGGCGCCCTCAATAAGGCGACAAGTGTAGAACAGATCGCCAACGGTCTTTCGACCAAGATCACCGAACAGGGTAAGACACTCAATGCGACCGTTACGACAGCGAATGAGGCTAAGCATACCGCTGACAGTAATAAGACCGTTATCAGTCAGACTGTAAATCTTATCAATGCTGCTCTTGCTGGAGATAATCTTATTACTGATGGTGGCTTCGAGTCGACTGAGTATTGGAAGGGACTTAAAGCTCCTTTCAGACTTTCAACCGGATCTTTTTATCACGGATCTCATGTGCTGGTTGGTGATCCAGTTACATCAATTGATATTCGATGCCCACTTATCCATCCAAAAGGTGATGCGTCCAAATCGACAACGATTGCAGTCACAAGCGGTCGAACATATCGTCTTGGAGGATACGTAAGATGGTACGACAAGATTCCAGATAATCTAAATACAGGTGCGGAGAAGCTTCGCTTAGCGAAAGCTGATGGCACTTTTCTAAAAGAAGCCATATGTAGTAAATCAACTAAATGGTCATATACATATGTTGATTGGCATTGCCCAGATGATGGTTCCATAACTTCAGTCAAGATCGAAGTCATGCATCAGCACAATGCCATTATATTGTGGGATGACGTATCGTTCTGTGATATTACAGAGGCCTTTAACACAAACAATAAGGTCATTTCAGTCGAACAGAATCTCAACGGTTTCAAGACCACGGTTGCGAACACGTACCAGCCGAAATCCGGCATGGGCTCCTACGCGACCACATCCCAGCTGACGCAGACGGCGAACCAGATCCGCGGCGAAGTGTCGGAGAAATACCAGTCCAAGAACGGCATGTCCTCCTATGCCACCACCAGCGCCCTAACGCAGAAGGCCGACGAAATCACAGGCAAGGTGGCGGAGGTCGCTAAGACCGCCTCCGGGGCGATGGGCAAGGCGTCCTCGGTGGAGCAGACGGCCAGCGCGTTGTCCTCGAAACTGTCGGAGACCGTGAGGACGTTGGATTCGACCGTGCAGACCGTCAACACGGTGAAATCCACGGCCGACTCGAACAGGGCCACGTTGACGCAGGTCGCGAAGACCGCCTCCGACGCGTCGAGCCGGGCGAGCAGCGTGGAACAGAATCTCAACGGTTTCAAAACCACTGTAAGTCAGACTTATGGACACGGTTCGAATCTCTGGGTCAATCCAACATTCGATGCTGGCAAACCCCAGATCGGATCTCGGGTGAACAATGTAACTGCGCCGAATGGTAGTGGAGTGAACCTCCTCGCAAGCCACGATCATTTCAATGATGCTACTGCTTTTCCTGTGGTACCCGGGCATAAATATGTGATAACCGCTCATATCAAGCGTATAAAGGGTGGCTTACCGCTTAACGCTGGTATCTGGTACATTGCACGGACCAGTGGAAATGCTTGGGATACATATACTAGAACGGAATCAACATCAGACCTGAGTGATGGATGGATGGCCGCTACATGGCGTTTCAGCTGTCCGAATGGAAAATCCAGAGGATGTGTTTATTTTCAGATCGAGCAGTCGGTAAGTAATGGTTCGACGCAGTGGTATGTGTCTAACGTCGTATGCGTCGATGTCACCGGCCTTCAACCAGCAGGCGATTACGCTACTAAATCCTATGTCAATCAGAATGCCAAAACCATCGCACTCGGTGTTGTCGAGAACTATAAAGGTTTCGATGGTTCCGGTCTGGCCACGAAATCCGATATCACCGCGAGCAATAAGAGCATCACGAGCACCGTCGCGAGCACTTACGCCACCAAGAGCGGCGTCACGCAGGAGATCTCGTCGAAGATCACCCAGAACAACAACAGTCTGGACGTGAAGTTCGCAACCAAGACCGAGACCAAGACCGCGCAGGCCACGGCGAACACAGCCAAGTCCGACGCTTCCGACGCCAAGTCGCGCGTCGGCACGCTGGAGGACTGCATCAGTCTCACTTCCGCAGGCGTTCGCGCCGGCCACCAGAAAAACGGCGTGTTCAACGGCGTGAGCGCTTTGGTGAACACTGACGGCAGTTTCGACCTGCTGGACAAGGACGGCAAGCTGCTCACACGCATCGACCGGCACAGTTTGCAGGTGGCTGGTGATAATGGCGTCGGGTCCGGGCATTTGATCCTGTCACAGGACGGTCTTGACATCACCGTGCAGCCTACTGCGAACAAGACGGTCACCTATCATATCCAGCTCGGCGCGGGCGGCATCAGCATCACCGCGCCAGACGGGGCGCATGTCGAATGCTCGGCCCGGACCGGTCTGGATCTGGAGACGGTGAAATACGGCAAACTGTCCATCGGCTCCGGCGGCTTGCAGTTCACGAACGACCAGGGCTGGGGCTTGGCGCTCTCCGCCGCGGGCTGGAGTCTGAAATGGGCGGGGAACCACACGCTCGCCACGGGCCCGACCGCTGGCGCATTGTACATCGACGGCCGCGAAATCGTGACCAAATAACACAAGGAGGAAAAATGACCGATGAAACCACCGCTACCAATACCGCCGCTGCCGACGTGCAGGACGGCATCCTCGACCTGCGCCCACCCAAGAGTGGCATCGTCTACCAGCTTTTGCGCTTGGGCCTGACATTCGACCACAAGGACGCTGACGGCGAGACATGGACTGACTATCAGCGTGGCGTCACCGCGACCTTCACGGACCGGCAGGCCACCGAGGCCACCATCGCGGACATGGACACCAAGGACAGCGAGACCATTACCGCCACCCAGCTCGCACAAGTCACCGAAATCAAGACATGGCGCAGTGACGGAGCCGAGGACTGATGCCACCGCTCGACCTCTTCTCAAGCCAGGAATTCTGGACGGCGGTGATCGTCGCACTGGTCGGCGGCGGAGGAGTCGGAGCCATCATCGGCACCATCTCCAGCCGTCGCAAGGACACTGCGCAGATAGCCGCCCAAGCCTGCGACATTCTGACCGATTCAGTCATCAAGCCTTTGCGCGAGCAGGTCGAATCGCAGGAGGAGCAGATACAGCATCTGGAATCGCAGCAGCGGAAGTATTTCACGCTCACGGCCTACACCCGCGACCTTTTCCATTGGCTTGGCTTGTTCTGCGAGATCATCGAGCCGGAATTCCTCAAACGTCATCCGAAGCCGCATCTGCCCGACGAGCTGCGCGCCGACGTGGCGCCCGAAACATTGGAGGCCTGAGTGACGCATGCCCTGATTTCGCTGTGCGCGCTCATTGTCCTACTGGCGGTCATCTCACGACAATAACCATTTCAAGGCCATCTCTTCGGAGGTGGCCTCCCTTATTAAGGAGGCAAAATATGGCGGAACACGCCACTAAAAACACCACCACCAATCTGCCCGGTCTGACAGCCGAGCGCGTCAAGGCCGGAGTGACTATTATCGTCACCCTCTACGCCTTGGCCAACGCGGGCCTGTCCTTGGCCGGCATCAATCCGCTGCCTTTCACCAACGAGCAGGTCAGCGCTTCAATCTTCGGTGTCATCGGCATCGCCGGAACCATTTACGGCTGGTGGAAGAACCAGAACATCACCAGCGCGAGCCTTGCTGGCCAGCAGCTCGTGGATGCATTGAAGAAAGAGGGCGTGGTCAATGGCATCAGCGCCGCGAAGAGCGTGGCCTTGAGCGCCGCCAGCGCCGTGGCGAAGACCACTGCTGGCATCAGCGCAGATACCGCCGACACCACGGGTGAGACCGTCTCGGATTCCGCCGACCTCAATCCGGGCGGTAACCTCTGATGACCGGCGCAAGCTTCGCGAAATGGCGCGGCAGCCCGAATCACTACCAGGGGCGCAATGGCCTGCATGTCGACCACATCACCCTGCATATCATGGTCGGCCGCCTTACGGGCACGGACTCGTGCTTCATGAGCTCCGACTTCCGCGCCGCCTCGCACTACGGCATCGGTGGTGACGGCAGCGTCTACCAGTGGGTCGGCGAGGCTAACGGCTCGTGGGCCGACGCCAACTGGCGTTCCGACTGCTCGGGCATCACCATCGAGCATGAGGGCGGAATGGCCGGCGTTCCCGTCACCGACGCCGAGGTCGAGGCGTCGGCCAAGCTGTGCGCCGACATCGCACGCCGATACGGTTGGAAGACCCTCTGGCATGACGCCTCGGGCAATCGCGCCGGGAACATCGTCCTGCATCGAGAGGTGCCAGGCACCGACCACTTCTGCTGCCCCGACAAGTGCGTCAACGGCCTGCCGGTGGACAGAATCATCAAACGCGCTAACGAACTACTTGGAGGAGACGATATGAGCGCAGAAGACGTGTGGAATTTTCGACAGAATGGTGTCCTGATGCGTGACCGCCTGCAGGGCACGGACGCGGCGGCGAACGCCACGAAGAAGGAGCTGTTCAGGCTTTCGCAGTGGGACAGGAACACGCACGCCTCGGCCTTGGGCAATCTCGTCGTGGAACAGCCGGTGCAGGGCGGCGCAAAATTGGGCGACCGTGTGGCCGGCATCGATGCGAAGACCAGTCAATTGGTCACGCAGGTGGCGGCTTTGACCGAGGCGGTCAAGACCCTCGCCGAGAGCAAGGGCGCCGACCCCGACCAGATCGCCGCCGCGGTCGAGAAGGCCGTCAAGGCCAAGCTCGACAAGCTCAGGATCACCGTCACCGACGGCCAGTGA